GCGTTGTCCTTCGCGAGCTAGCGCGTGATCTTGATCCAGTGCGCCACCGTCGAGATCGGCATGGTGCCCGGCGCGAAGGTGATGCTCGACTGCGGCTTTGCCACACCCTCGGCCGTTTCGGCCGCGGCGTTGGTGAACACGTTTTCACGAACCCAGTCGATCGACGGCGCCTCGGTCGGGATCTTGGTCAGCAGGTCCTCGATGGTGAACACGCGGAAAGCGCCTTCCACCAGGCCCGGGCGGCGCTCGCTGAAGGTGTTGCCGATGGCATTCGTGACCGTGTTCTTGAGCTCGAGGCGCACGCGGCCATGGGCGTCGGCCTTGGTGAAGCCTTCGAAAGCCGCGTTCTTGACGAACTGCTCGCCGTAGCCGTCTTCCTGCTTGGACTGCGGGTTGTCGAGGCTGCTGGCACGCTGTTCGATCTGGAGGAGTCGATCGGCCAGCGTTCGCTGCTCGACACCCAGGGCCTCGATCGCGGTCTTCGTGTCCTCGCTCACCTTGCCCAGGGTCTTCAGCTCGCCCTCAGCTTTCTCGGACATCGCCTTGATGCTGGACTCGACCTTCTCGACGGCCTTCATGACCACCGACATGTCGATTTCGCCCATCACGCCCACGGCAGCGAGCCCCATGGCGACGTGCGGGTAATGGTTGATGAGCGCCGGCACATCGACGCCGGCCGCTTGCGCCACCACGCAGGCGGCGGCAATGGAAAGCGCGAACACGCCGCGCAGAGTGAGACGAGAGAATTGCATGTGGACCCTTTGAAATGAAAAAGCCGCCCGAAGGCGGCTGGTTGCTGATTGCGGAATGCGCGCTACACGCCGAGGTCGGCCAGGCGCTGGAGACGCCCGACAAGCTCTTCGACGGCTTTCGCCTCAGGCGCGCCACCTTCGGGATCCCCCACGAAGCCGAACACCTTCTTGACGCGGGCCACCAGCGCAATGGAGGCCCCTTTGCTGAGGCCGCCTGCATCCCGCAAGAAGCTCTCGAGATCACGAACCGACTCGATGCCTTCGATGGCATCGGTCAGGTCAAAAGATTTCACGGTCGAGCCGTCGATGCGCGCTGCGCCGTCGGCCGGGAACACCACGGGGGAGATCTCCAGCAGCTTCGCCCACTTGCGGATGACCCGGCCGTTTTCGGTTTCGTCGTAGTCGCCGGACTTCACGTATCCGCCGATGCTCAGCCCGTCGAGGGTGCCGTGCTTCATCGCAGCGCGCACGTCCGAACTGAGCGAGAGATTCGGGGTCAGCTCGCCCTCGACATAGAGGCCGTGATCGTCCTCCTTCACGGTCAGGTACTTGCCGATCGGCATTCCCCACTCGTGGTTGAAGAACATCTTCGGCTTGCCATTGGCCCGCAGAGTGGACTCGAACGCCCCCTTGATGATCGTGTCGCCATAGGAGTCGACGCCGCCGAAGACCGATGCGTAGCCGGCGAACGTGCCGACATCGCCCTCCATCTTGAGATCGACATCACTGAGCTTGAGGGTCTTGCGAAGAAGCATTCGAGTCTCCCGAGGAGGCCGAGGGTTTGATCTTGCCGAGCATGTCGATCGGCGCGAGGTTGGTCTGAGCGGTGAGGACATCACCACCAGGTAGCGGCGGTTCGTTCTCGAGCTGCCGCATTTCGTTGCGGGTCGCCAGGCCGTTCTGCACCTTCTTGGCGGCGATCTCGGCGCGATCTTTCGCGCTGCCGCGCAGAAGGGAATCGAGGTTGTGCTCAACGGTGTAGCGCGCACGCTGTGCGGGGGTGAGCACCTGTTTTTTCACCGCCTGCTGAATGTTCACGGACAACGGGCCGATGGTGAATTTGTGAAAGCCGTCGATGATCTGTTCGATGCCGCTGCCCCAGGCCGAGACGCCGGACTGGGCGTGATGCACGAGGATGGGCGGCACATCGAACCACCGGCAGATCTGCTCGACGCCAAAACGGCGGGTTTCGAGCAGCTGCTGGTCCGCCGGGCTGATGCTCAGCTGCTGGTACTTCATGTTGGCCTCGAGGACGGCCAGGCGCTGGGTAGTTCCCGTTGCCAGCTCCCCGTAGTTCTTCCGCAGCTCCTCGCGTTGCTTCGGCGTGATCGACGCATCGATCATCAGAACGGCAGTCGGCTTGCCGCTGCTGGAGAAGAGCTTCGTCGCGCTCTCCTGCGCCTTCGCCTGCTCGTCCGTGGTAGCCCGCATGTACTCGAGCTTCGAAAGGCCGGTCGTCCCGTTGCCCAGGTTCTTCAAGTGCAGCACGTTCGATGCCGCCAAGACCGCAATGTCGCCATCGATGCGGTACTCGTACACCATCGAGCCGTCCGACAGGACGTAGGGCTGCACCTGATCGGCGGGCATCGGCCATAGCGCAACAGCCTCGCCCCCGATGCGCTCGATGCGCGCATAGCCGTTTCCGCGCAGGTCGTAGTACATCATCATCGCCCGCCAGAAGTCGAAGGGCGACATCCGGCCATTCGGCGAGTCATGCAGAAGGCCATACAGCCGGCTGCTCCGCGCGAGGACCTTGTTCGCGCCCTTCGTCTCGTAGGTGAAGAACGGAAGGCTCGCGATGATGGTCGCGCGGCGATCGATGCATGCCCACACCGTATCCAGCTGCAGTGCGCCGTCGGCGCCGATGTTGGCAATTCCCTCCACCAGCGGTGCATTGGGGACGCTCGTCTGCAGGCCGGCATGCGCACTGAGGGCATCCGCCCCCCAGCGTAGCCAGCGTCCGAGGGCGTTGTAGACGATATTTGCCATCAGGTAACCATCGGGTTCGCGAGGATGTCGTCGAGGTCAAGCCCCGGCTCGTCCACGCATGCGCGTGCCACCGCCATGATCGTCGCGATAGCGCCGTCGATCTTCTGGTGCGGTTTCTGCTTGATCGGCGACACGAGCCCCTTCTTCGCGGGCCGCGCCACCATGTTCGACATGCACCACGTCGTGATCGGGTTCCCGTCGTGGTGGAACCGTCCGTCCTTCACCGCGGCGATCAGTTCGTCGAGCGGCACCGCAAAAGCGGCAGCGGTCTGCACGAACTCGACTGCCTCGATGTTCTTTGCCTGCACCGCCTGCATCATCTGCACGGCGTTGAAGGGGTCGAAGACCGCCTCGCGCGGGTTGAGCCGCTTGCAGTCCGAGATGATCGTCTCGGTGATCAACTCGAAGTCCACCGTCGCGCCATCTGTAGGCGTCAGGAATCCCTGCTTCACCCACTTCGCATAGTGCGCCGCGTTCGGCCCAGGCTCCTCGATCGCCGCCTCGGGCAGCCAATACCGACCGAACAGGTAGTAATGGGGCAGCCCATGCGACATGCGCCGGTACAGGCGCTGCGCTGAGCAAAGGTCAATCTTCGACGCCAGGTCAGCCGCGATCCAGCAGTCGGACCCGATCAGTTCCTCTTCATCAAGGTCCGTGTCCTTGCACAGCTCCCATTGCTGCATGTTCATGACCCCGGCCATCACCGAGGTCCACACGTTCAAGTGCTTGGTCTTGAACTTGTTCTGCTGCAGCGGATTCAGCATGGCCGTGCGCTGCTGGGCCTGCAGGATGTCCGCGTCAACCGACACGCCGTAGTTCGGGTTCGCCTTGATCAACGACTTCGGGTCGGCCCAGTCGTCGCCCGGATCGATGCCAAAGATGCACGCGAACAGGTGCTCGTCCTCTGTCGTCCGCTCGAGAACCTTGATCGCCTCGTCGCGCTTGTCGTAGCAAGGACTGGCCGTGTTCTGCCCCGCGGTCGTGATGATCAGGATCAGCGGCTGCTCTCGCGCCATGATCCCGGTTTCCATCGTGTCGAGCAGGGCCGGCGTCGGGTGCTCGTGGTACTCGTCCACGATCGCGCACGAGGGCGAAGCGCCGTCGCCCGGGTTCCCGATGATCGGCTCGAATTTCCCACCATCACCTGGCCGCAACAGCACCTTCGCAGTCACCTCCACGCCAAGGCGAGCGGCGAACTTCTCGCTCCGCTGCATCATCAGCTTGGCGGGCTTGAACACCTCCCACGCCTGCTTCTCCGTCGTGGCGCCCGCATACACCTCGGCACCGAACTCGCCATCGGCCGTGAGCATGTAGAGGCCGATGCCAGCGGCAAGGATCGACTTCCCGTTCTTACGCGGAATCTCCCAATAGACATTCCGAAAGCGGCGCTTGCGCGTGGCCTTGTTCAACCACCCAAACAGCACCACGATCAGGAAGCACTGCCAGGGCTGCAGCTTGATCGTCTCCTTCTTGCTGGCCCACTTCCCTTTCGTGTGAGGCAGCAACTCGATGAACCGGCAGACACGCGCGCCCGCCTCCGGATCGAAGACGTAGCCCCATGCCTTCGACTTCGCACGCTCAAGGTCAGCGAAATGACGCTCAGCCGCACGCTTCACATACTGCGACGCCAGGATCTTCCCGGCGAGAACCTGGCGTGCGTACCACTCCGCCTTACTGGCGTGCCCCTCCGGCGGCAGCGAATTCTGCGTAGGGGTCTTCTTCGCCATTCGGTTTCCGTCCCGACACCTTTGAACGGTCGGCCGGTGTCATGCCGAGTCGCGCGCAGACGGTTTCGAAGCGGATCCCGAGCTTCGGGTCGATCTCTTCGGAGTTGCGCAGTTGCGACAGCACTCGGGCGCCGTACTCGAGGAACAGACGATCCGCCGCACAGAGAACTCCCTCGTGACTGAGCCCGACCAGCTCGAGCCAGCATGCGCGAGCGCCTTCATCGAGATGCTCCGGCGGATCGCCGATGTCACCCACCGGCGGCGGCTCGTTCTCGCGCTCTCGAGCGCGATCCGGGTTCTTCTTGAACGCGCCATTCAGCTCGAGCACGTTCGACGGCTTGCGGGGGCGGGCCATAGGTCAGCTTTTCATTTTGTGGATGTGAAAAAACGACTCTGCGCCTGGTTTCCAGTTGGAGAGGGGTCGACTTTTTTACCGCCCCTCGTTGTATAAACGCAACAGTGTTGCATTTATGCGAATGTCGCTCTGATTTGGTGCGTCATCGCCGATTCCGGCCGCGCTGGGCCTCGGCGTGCGTCTTTTCGCGGTGGTGCGCTTCGCATAGCGGCTGTTCGTTGCCGGGCGTGTCCGTCCCGCCCTCGGCGAGCGGCCTGATGTGGTCGCGCTCGGTCGCCAGGGTCACAAGGCCCAGGGCCTTGCAGGCGCGGCACAGCGGCTCACGCCTGAACAGCGCAGCACGCATCTCCTGCAGCTTCCTGCCGCGAACGCGCTGCGGCGCCGGGCCGGCACGCGACCACGAGATGACCTTGTGGGCTTCGCAGCGACTGCTGCCATCCCGAACGAGCGCGCGACATCCGGGGTAGCTGCAAGGCTTGGCGAGGTGGCCGGGCATGTTCCACGCGAAGCGAGATCAGGCCGCGTCGCCCTCTTCGGGCACATAGGGGCGGACCATCGGGAGGATCGGAGCCTGGATGAACGGGCCAACCTCGCGAACCGAGATCTCTCCTTCACCGTGCACCGAGAACGTGAAGTGCGAGCCAGGCTGCATCCGCGTCTCGCCTGCCTCCGTCTTCACGACCGTTTGCTTGTTGCCGCTGACGGCCATGTGGACGAGGGTGGTCATTCGAGCCCCAGAAATAAAAAGGCCCGCGCGAGGCGGGCAAACCATGGCAACTGCGAACCCATGGAGGAGACGGCTGGAGCATCCCGAGGGAATCGAACCCTTCTCTGCGCTGCTTGGAAGGCAGGCGACACGGCCCGCGTGCTGGGATGCAAAAACGAAGAAGCCGCCGAGGCATGCACCTGGGCGGCTTCATATAGACGTGCATCTCCATCGCTTACTACCGATGTCGCTACAGGCATTGCCAGGCTGTTGCATCGGGCATTCGACAGAGAGTCGAGGGACAGAGTCGTCAGCACAACCCGCGCACCTCAGGCGCGATTATGCCGCGTGATGGAACTTCCGCAAGCGGTTCTTGAGCGACTGCCTCGCGCGGGAGACGCAGTCGTCCATGTAGTTCGCCACGCGGCGTCCATCCTGACCATGCGGCACCGGAGCGATACCGGTCCCGCCGCATGCTTTGCAGGCCTTGGTGTTCGCGGCGCGATGACCCGGCACAGCCACCACCTTGCAGCCATGGCAGTGCGGGCAGGTCTGGTCGAGCCAGTACGCGATGATGGCCGGCACCTTCGCACTCGCCTCCACGATGCCCCAACGCGGGACGTAGCTCGTGAGCTGCACGCGCACGGACGGCAGGCTGGTGAGCTTGCCCACCAGCTTCGCCATCTCCGCCATGTACCAATCGTTCGCTTGGCGCCGAGCCATGGCCGTGCGCTCGGCACGCTGCAGGGCGCGGGGCATGGCATCGGCCAGCGTCTCGATCGCCGCCACGGTCGGGCGACGCGGCTTCTCTGCCTTGTCCCACTCGCTGTGCAGCCGCAGCAGCGCCATGCCCACACGCGAAGGGCTCCAGCCCGCCGCGATCATGAGGTCGGCATCAGAGGTGGTGTCGCCCTGCACGCGGAGATCCGAGCTGTTGCCCGCCGAGGTGTAGGCCTCTTCGACGCAGCGCTTGTCGTCATTGAACATCCGGCCTCCTCTCAGCTCTGGAGCATGGCTTGCAGTTGGCGGAACTTCTCGGCCCCCTGTTCGGCCTTCTGGACCATCTCGGCCGCCTCGAGCGCGGCGGCTTCGACTTCTTCTGCAGCTTGGCGCATCGCCTTGGCGGCCACGGCCAGTCGAGCGAGCGGGTCCTTCTTCTCGGGCACGGGAGATGCAGGCGGGCGGGCCGGCGGGATTTGGTGGGTCGTCATGGGCTCCTCGGTCTGGTGGGTGGTGGTCTTGGGGGTCACGCGCGTGAACTCGCCGCGGGTCGGCTCCTTGATCAGGCCCTGGCCGCGCAGGTTGTCGAGGCAGCCGTCGACCAGGGAGCGGTCGCAGCTGACGCCGATGCGGTGCAGCTCGGCGTGAATCTGGGCCTTGCTCCAGATCGTCTGGGCCGGCACCGCGTCGAGGACCTTGCGGGCGATGGTGTTGAGCCCGCTCGAGATGCGGGCGATCTTGGCCTCGTTCATGCGCGCTCCCCGCCGGCAACGGGTTGAATTTCGATGGTCATGAAGCCCTTGCCGCGGCTCGCCGGCGTCTGGGCGTAGACCCAATCGATGGACTTGTCGGCGTCGTCGCGGCCGAGCCATTCGGCGACGGCGTCGCGCGGGGCCTTCAGGCTTCCCTGCAGGTTGTCGCCGTCGAGACCTTTGCCCCACATGCAGCGGGTCAGCGTGACGCGGACCGGGCCCTGCGGCGGGCGCTGCGTGCGCAGAGTCCAGCCGACGGCGCATTTCTCGTTCTTCACACGGCGGTGGCGAGCGAAGTGGTGCTCGCGGATGTTCATTCCGTTGCCGAGCTTGAGGTCGATGATGAAGATCAAAGTTTTCCGCCTTTCAGGAGAAAGCAAGCTGTCCAGTGCTGGCCTTCGGGAGAGTCGTAGGGGAAGCGGCATGCGTCGTTTCGCGTGGAACAATCGCGCGCGGCTCGGTTGGCTTCGAGTTCGATGCGATAGCGGGCGCTGGCTGAGAGGCGACCGCCAAGGCCAGCAGCCTGGGCAAGCTCGCGAATTCCGGCTCTTTCGCCAGCTCCTTCGCGCGGTGCCAGCAATGCTGCTTCCACGCCTCCGGGTGCTCCTCCATCAGCCAGAGCAGGTGCTGCAGGTGTTGATCGAGGTCCATCGTTCATGCCTTCGCCCCGTCTCGCACGAAGCGCCAACCGCCGATCTCGTTGCGCTCGATGTAGCCCTTCTGAGCCAGCGCCACGACGCGGTCGCGTGCTGTGTCGATGGACCGCCAGCCGAAGTGCTCGGCGATCTTCCAGTAGGGCGGGATCAGGTCATTGCGGCTCAGGAAGTCGCGCATGAACGCCAAAACCTCGAGCTGTACCTCGGTCACCTCACGCTTGCGCTCTTGCGGCTTGACGGCCGGCTTTGCCACGCGCTGGCGCTTCATGGGGTTGATCGCCCTGGGCTTTGCATACTTCTGGCCGCGCAGCTTCGCAGCGATGCGGTTGGCGTCCTGGCACATGGCCGCAACCTCGGATTGCTCGATGTCCACCATCAGTGCAGCCCTCCGGATTGGCCGCGCTCGGCGGCTTGGGCCTTGCGCACCTTCGCGAGGTAGATCGGCCATTGCTCGGTCTGCGCCCACCTTCCGATCCCGAGACGCTCGCCCTCGGCCTCGACGGCTGGTTGCGAATCCGGGTCCGGTGGCGGCTTGTCGGTCGACGGCAGGGCTTCGACGGCCGAATCGCGGCGCCTGCCCTCCGCGACCGACAAGGCATAGCTGAACGGCTTCTTGCGCTTCACGGCCTCTGCGGCCGCATCGACCAGCTCGCCCGGCGTAATGCCGGCGCCCAGCAGGTTCAGCAGCTTCGGATGCGATGGGCTCACGTCGGCCAGGCCAGCTGCCCGCATTGCCTTGCAGACCTCGCCGACGCGCGCGCTCGCGTCTTCCGACCGAAGGGAGGAAGTCTCCTCTTCTCTACTCTCCTCTCCTCTAGGCGGTTTTTGGTGTGACGTGGCGTGACTTGGCGTGACCTCTGGCGTCACGACTCCAGCTTCCTTGTCACGCTGCCTTTGCTTCCGTTCGGTCGCGGTGTTGTCCTCGCGCTCGCGCTTGGGCTGCCGCTTGTGCCATGCAATGACGTGGAACTCGTCGATCAGGCCGCGGTCCTTCATCGCCTTCAGGATGTCGGCGGTGCGCGTCTCGGTCGCAGGGAAGTTGAAGAGGCAGTCCAGCGCCTCGGCATCGATCTCACCGAAGACGCCGCGCTCTTCCGCCTGGCTGGCCGCCTCGAGCACGTAGGCCCAGACCGCCAGCACGTCAGGCAGGGATGCACCCGCCCGGCGAGCGACGAGCTGGAACTTCGGGTCCGTCACGGACCCGTGATGCCAGCGAAACCAGTCCATTCCGGCCATGTCGTCCTCAGGCCGTGGGCAGGTTGAGGCGTGCAGCGATGTCGGCATGGGGGGCGCCAGACAGGTGCGACAGGAGAGCCACCAGCGGACCGAGGTCGCCGGCCGCGGTGTTTGACTTGATCCACTCGGCGCCGTCGGCCACGAGGTCGCGCTGCGGCGAGAGCACCGCGGCCGTGACCTTCTTCTTGCCCTTGGCCTGCGCGGCTTCGAACTTCTTCTCCAGCACGTCGGCGGTGCCGGCCCCGTGCTTCTTCAGCAGGCGGATCGCGTTCGTGCCGCTGACCTTCCCGCCCTCGACCATCACCAGCACGCGGCGGCTCGCCCCGGCCAGCACCAACCAATCCGAGACCTGCTGCCTCTTCTTCACCAGCCGCTTGGCGATCTCGTCTACGTCGAGGCCGTAGCCGATCAAGCGCTTGCAGAGCGTGGCCCATGCCTGCGGCGTCAGCTCCTTGCCCGAGGCGCTGGTAGCCATGCTCACGGCCAGGTCGACCATGCTCGTGCCGGCCGGCGCCACGGTCACGGGAAGGAACTCGATGGGCTCGCCCTCGTCCACCAGCTCGAGAACGGCCGTGAGGCGGTGCTCGCCGTCGGTCAGGTTGATGATGTCGCCGTCGCCCTCCTCCTTGGACACGTAGCCCGCCAGCGGCTTGTCCTTGCTGTATCCGTTGATGCGGATCGATTCCTTAATGGCCTCGACGTGCTCGCGGTCCACCGGGCGGATGTTGTAGCCCGCGATGATGCGGATGTTCGGGACGGGCACCATCCAGAGGTCCGAAGACTTCGCGCCGGCCGCACGCATGGCGGCTTTCACGTTGCCCGGGGTGAGTTCGATCTCAGCAGTTGCGGTCATGTCTCGCTTTCGGAGGCTTGTTCTTGAGGGAAGGGGACCGGGTCGCTGTTCGGACCCGGGGCGTAGTAGCTGCCGCCGCCGGTGCCGTTGCCGCGAACGCGCGGGCAACTGCCGACGACCATGATGAAACCCATGCGTTTGGCCTTGGCGTAGACCGAGCCGAAGGCGCGAGCGTCTTTCGGGGAGATGCCCTCCTCCTGCGCAGCGAAGGTGGTGCTTTCACCCGAAACCTTTCCCTTGGCACGGATGTGGTTCACGATGAAAGCGAGAGCACGAGCCCCGAACAGGGGATCGCGCTGGTCCTCGGCGGCCTGAGCGCCTGCAGCGGCTGCGATTCCCCGCGCACGAGCGGTGGCGAGCGCTGCGTCGACGCGGTCGTGATCGGCCTGCATCACGCGACCCTCAGGTGCGAAGGCTTGGCGGCGGCGTGGCGAGCCTTCAGTTCGTTGAAGGTCTGCAGGCTGGCCGAGATGCCTTCGATCAGCTCGCGCTGCAGATTGGCCATCGCGTTGTCCGACAGGCTGGGCGCCGAGTTCGCGGCCGAGGCGGCCTGCAGCCACTCGCCCAGCTCCTTGAAGTTGCTGGAGAGGCTGGGTGCCACGTCGGCCGCGGACGGCACATGCATGGGCATCAACAGGTAGCCCAGCTCCATCGCCATCGCCTGGATCGCCGAGTGGTTGCCCGTCTCCTTGCAGACCTGCACCAGCTCTTCCGGGCTGCAGTGCGCGGTCGTGTCGAGCGGGTTGGTCTTGCGACTCAAGATGCCGTTCGACAGGCCCATCAGCTTCGACAGCCCGAGGGCGCCATTCGACCCGTTCGGGTCCTGGCTCCTGTAGCCCATGACGGCGGCTTGCAGGAGAGGCTTCACGTTGAGGTTCATCAGGTAGCTCCTGTCAATTCGGGGTGCGTGTTGAAGTTGTTCCGACGCGGTGGGCGCGGTGCAATGCAGGGATGGAAGAGAAGAACGAAAAACAACTAGCGCTTTGCGCCGTGCTGCTGTGCGTCCCAGGCGTTGAGCTGGTGGACGAAGGCGAAGGCCATCACCACGCAGAGGATCACGAGCCCCGCGAGCACGTTCGCCATGCGCTCACCCGCTACGTCGCACATCGCGAAGTAGCCGAGCCCCAGCAGGACAGCCAGGACGACGATTGCCACGGCCTCGATGAAGTACGGACGGCCCATGTCTTAGGCCTCCTGCTGCAGGCGTTCGGCGGCCTGGCGCTTTGCGCGCGCGGCGTGGAACTCCTGCACGAAGATCTGGCCGGCGTGCGTGCCGATGGGCCAGTACGGGTCGATGTACGGGGAGTCGTGCTTCTGAGCGGCCTCTTCGGCCCGCTTCAGGATCACGCCGCGGGAAATGATGTCGGTGTCCATGGGTTGGTCCTCGTTTCTTGGGATGGGTGTCCGCCCGCTCGCCGGGTAGATTCCGAGTTCCTCAACACGGACCCCGCGAGGGGCGGACGAAATGAACGCAATCGAAGAGCTGCAAGCGCGAGTCGCACGGCTGGAAGCGCACAACGCGGCGGCAGAAGTGGCTATAGCCGCGCTCATACGAACCTCTCCGGATCCGACGAGCCTTCATCTCGCGTTGACGATGGCCTTCGAGGCGTCGGTGGCGAAGGGCTCTCGCTTTGGCTCGATGACGGATCTCCAGATCGATGCGGCTCGGAACGTGGTCGAGCACTGGGGAACGATCGCCACCAGGTTTCCCAATCGCTTTGGGACCACGGACGACGCTTCGAAGGGGTGACCTTCTTCTGGAGACTGGTCATCTTCAGCGAGAGCACGATCAGCCCGATGCTGTTCGCCACCACCGCGAGGGAGAGGAGGAAGAGCAGCATGTCAGGCCGCCTTTGCTTCGAAGGCCTCGGCCAGTTCCGGCCAGATCGCCTGCCAGTCGTTGGGGAAAAGGACCTTGCGGGTGGTGATGCCCCGCGCCTCGGCGATCGGCGCCAGCCTCATCAACTTGTCATCGGGGATCCGCCCCGTCTCCTTCCAGCCGGAAACGGACGGGGCTTTGACGCGGGCAAGCTCGGCGGTAGCAAAGGTTCCGCCGAGAGCTTCGATGAGGGCGCGATGGTTCATGCCCGAATATTAGGACTAGCTAATCTCCATGTCAATAGCCAGTCCTAACCATCGCGTGGTTAGGATTTCCTAATGCTGTCTGATCGCCTCAAGAAAGCCATGGATGAAGCCTCCATCACGCAGGCCGAGCTTGCGCGCCTAGTCGGCGTTAAGCCTCCCAGCATTCACGGATGGCTTAGTGGCAAGTCGAAGTTCCTGCGCGGGGAAAACTTGTTGGCAGCCGCCAGGGCCTTGAATGTGTCTCAGCAGTGGCTTGCGAACGGCATCGGCCCTATGCATCCGTCATCGGACGAGTCTGGCGTGGAGGTGGATCTCGATGCGCATCCAGACCTTACGCCAGTCCGCAAGGTCAAGCTTCGCTTGAGAGCGGGCGTCAGCGGCTTCAGTGTGGAGCCAGAGGAGGAAGACGGTCCCCCGATCTTCTTCCGCAATGACTGGCTGCTTCAGCGCGGGTACAAGCCCTACAACTTGATTGCCATCAAGGTGAAAGGGCAGAGCATGGAGGACAAGCTCTACGAGGGAGACATGGTGGTAATCAACACCGCCGAGGCCGAGCCGATCGATGGAAAGGTCTTTGCGGTCAACTACGAGGGCGAGCCGGTTATCAAGCGCCTCGTCCGCGACAGCGGAAGCTGGTGGCTTGCCTCTGACAATCCGGATCAACGACGTTTCCCGCGGAAGGAGTGCACCCAGAGCTCCTGCATCATCGTCGGCCGGGTCATTCACAGACAGAGCGAGCAGATATAGCAGTACGAACGAGGAGAAGAGTTATGCGAAATTGTTCGACGGGGTTTCTGCTGATCGCGGCAGCCGTGGCCGCCTCTTTCGGCCCGCTTGCCTGGGGCCAGGCATCTACGAAGAATCGACCGACCGCGACAGCAGCCCCTAGTCCGGCTGCCAAGACGTGGGATCGCGAGCCCACCACCGTTTTTGGGGTATTGCTGGGCGGCCCAATTCCACGTTCCAGCTTTCCAGCCTGCGTGAAACCTACACGCGAAAACGACTACGCTCGCCCCTCCGAGACGTGCCTTCAGGAGCCGGAGTATGGCTACCCTATCGCGTACCTGAAGGGCTTGGGCATTTCTGGCGTTGCAGATGAAGCAAGCCTACATCTCCTCGACGAGAAGGTGGTCTCAGTCCACGTCTCCTTCCGCCAGCAGACGTATGGCGCAATGAAGTCGATCCTGATTGAGCGCTATGGACCTCCCTCGAAGATTGAATCCATGGATGTTGTCACCAGAGGGGGCGCAAACCTGACCTCGGAAGTCGCAAGCTGGGAAGGCGTGCAGAACGAGATCACTTTGGTTGAACGAGTCGGCAAGGTGGATCAGTCGGTGGCGGCTTTCACGAACCGGCAGATGCAGAAGCTCCAACAAGATCGAAAGAACAGCGCAACATCCGAGAACGCCAAGAAGTTCTAGCGTCGCGCCAGCCTTAACCACTGCCCTGCTACTGGCTGGTTGTTTCTCAACTTTCACACAAGCCCCCACCTCCCGAAAGCACTAATCGGCCGGTTCCTCTGTCAAAAATATTAGGAGAAGCTATTGACCTTCTGATTAGCTAGTCCTAATATTCATCCCATGCGCTGCACACCGCGGCGGTTACATGGAGATGGAAATGCAAGGAACGGCTCGCCCCTTCAGCTTCGGACCGGCAAACCCGGTTCGCGGCACCCGCGGGATCGACTCCAACGCGCGGATGTGGATCTGCATCGACTGGGCCGCCGCCTTGCGCGAATGCCTGGCCGAGGACCGGCGGTGGAATCCCCTTGTCCTGACCGTCGGGGCCTGAGATGTACGGCGCCCCGAACCTCACCACCGTGCGGCCGGGCCGCGTGCGCCGCCGCGCCGACGGCCTGCGCAGCTACCGCTGCTTCTACCACCCGCTCGACAACGACAGGTTGCCCGTCGTCAACGAGGCTAACTACCTGCCGAGCGTCAACGTGCGCGCTCGCACCAACCAGGAAGCCCACAACAAGGCTCGCGCCAAGGTTGGCGAGTGCCCGATCGTCGAAGTGCAGCGCCTCGAGGAGCGCGCGTCGTGAGCGCCGCGCAGCAAACGCTCTGCCGGCATACGAGGTTGACGATGTGCCGCCTGTGCGAAGGGCCGCAAACCCCGATCGACTGGGTTGCGCCCGTAAGCGCCGCGCAGCAAACCCCAGTTGTCAAGGAATCGTTGACAACTCAAGGCGCGCAGCACACGCCGGGACCGTGGCGCGTCGACGCTCCGGGCTATTCCTCGCACGAGTTCTACATCAACGTCGAGTGGCAAGGACGAGGGGGCCCAAAGTTCCACGGCAGCGCCGGGGCAATCGCCAAGCTCCCACCGAGCAAGTTCCATAACCAGGCGGCCAATGCGCGACTGATCGCCGAAGCGCCCGAGATGGCCGCCTTGCTGCGCGAGGTGCTGCCGCTGGTGGACTCGTTCGGAAACATGGGCCAGTCCGACGCGATCCGCGCGGTGCTCGGCAAGGTCGATGGGAGCGCGGCCTGATGGTTTTCCTCTTCCGCTGCCCCGAGTGCCGCACGCGGCGGCGCAGCCACGGCCTCTTCACCCAGCACCTGCGCGAGACCGGGCACCGCCTCTGCCGCTGCGGCGGCTACCACTTCGAGCACCGGCCAGGCTCGCCCTACTGCGAGCGCAACCCCATGAGCGCCGCCCTCCTCGCATCGCGCTCCGGCGCCTCCGACGAAGAAGTCTTCGAGATCGCGCTCGAGATCTCCCTCTCCACCAAAGCACGCGCTGCAGTCGCGTGCCCATTCTGAAAGGCCGCCACATGGACCGAGGCTTCTCTCTCGCACCCGTCGCCACCTCCTCGGCGCGGACCCTCGATGTCGACACCGTGCGCCAGGCTTGGATCGATGCCGGTCGGCCCGGCCTGTTCCGCTACTTCGAACGCGAGTACCGCGAGAAGCACCAGGCCCAGGCCGCGAAGGCGCCGCGCGCAGAGATCTGGATCCGCCAGAAGGGCACGCGCAGGCAGGCCTATTGGCGCGTCTTCGGCAGCGGCGCGACCTTCGAGTGGGTTGAGATCACGAAGGCCGACCGTGCCGAGCGCGAGGGCCGCATCACCGTGGGCAACCTCGTCGACGCCGTGGTGGTCATGTACGAAGAGCCGGTGACGCAATGAAGCTCGCCCAGCTCATTTCCGACCAGGCACGCGGCATCGCTGTCGCGCTGTTCGTCATCGCCCTGATCTGCCTCGGCCAGCGCCTCGACGCCGGCCCGGCCATCACCGATGCGCTCCAAGCCGCATCCGACGTTTCCGAATCACTCGCCGCGGAGTTCGCGGCCCAACACGCCTCCATGGCGACCAAGGACTGACCTATGAAGCTCACCAACACCATCCGTGATTCGTTCGTTCGTGCAGCAATGAATGACGTGCCGCAGGTCGACTATCAGGAATCGATCCGAAAGCTCTTGCTCGACGACGCGGTCTCCCAGCTGCCCGCAGCGGTGCGCACGTTGTGGAAATCCGATTCCACGCGCCGCTACGTCGGCACCTTCTGGTACGGCTCGCGCTGGAGCGGATCGGGCGCGCAACTTCCCGGCATCGAGAGCGTATTCAAGGTGAGCGCCGAAGTCGCAAACAAGGCCGCAGAGCTTGCACGCGCAGAGAAGGAGCAAGAAGGCATCCGGGCCAGTCTCAAGTCCCAACTGAAAAGCGCCGCGCATTCCGTTACGACGCGCAAGGCCCTGGCCGCCCTGTTGCCCGAGTTCGAAAAGTATCTGCCCGCCGACGAAGCTGCTGCATGCAAGACGCTCCCCGTGGTTCAGAACATCGTGGCGGACTTTGCAAAAGCGGGCTGGCCGAAGGGAAAGAAGGCGGCCAAGCCGCAGGCGGTGTCGGCATGACGCACATGATCACCATCTCCGGCCGCGAATACCACCTCGCCGGTCCGGACTCCGCAACCGTCGCAGGCAGGCCATTCGACATCCGCGACATCGCGCACCACCTGGCGCTGATCAATCGCTTCACCGGCGCCACCACGCGGCCGTACAGCGTCGCGGAACACTCGCTCCTGTGCTGCGACATCGCCGAGCGCAAAGGCAGCTCTGCGACGCTGCAGATGGCCGCGCTGATGCACGACGCGCACGAGGCTTACACCACCGATCTGAGCTCGCCGGCCAAAGCTGCCGTCGACGAGTACAGCATGGGCGCGGGCGGCATCGCCGCCTGGCGGTGCTTCGAGGCCAACAACGCCAAGGCCCTGCACACGCATTTCCGCATCCTCACGCTAATGCGCTCGCACCGTCTGGCTGTCCACCTGATCGACCTGCAGGCCCTCGCCACGGAACGCCGCGACCTTACCGGATACGACCCGGAGCGCAACGCGCCATGGGCGATCCTGGGCGATGGCACCGAGAGTCCGGTGCCGGCCGCGGAATGGGTCAGCCTGAACTCGGCAGAGCGCGAGGCAAAGAGCTGGAAGGACTGGAAGGAAGACTTCGCCGAGCGTTACCGCGCCCTCGAGGACCAAATCCGGGTCGAGTTCGCGGGGCAGGTCTGCTGATGTCCAAAAAGACGGTCGGCCTCAAGGCGCGCAAGGTGCTGGCGCGGACCGGGTTCACACGCCCGAAGTTCGTCGCCCCTCCCTCGCCGCCGCCGCAGCCAGCCACGCGCCGCGCGGTCATGGCCGACTGCTCGAGCCTCGGGCTCAAGCTCGACAAGACCGAGCCCCAGCGCAATGCCCATCTGCTGGCGATGGCACGCGGCATGCCTTGCCTGCTGCGCACGCGCCAGTGCAACGGCGACCGCTCCACGACCGTGGCCGCGCACTCAAACCTGCTGATCCACGGCAAGGGCCGCGGCCGGAAGGCAGAGGACTGCTACTCGGTTTGGGCATGCGCTCGCTGCCATACCTGGCTGGACAGCAGCTACGACGCCACGCTCGACGACAAGGAGATCGCGTTCCTCGTCGCTCACCTCGAGCAGGTCGAGATCTGGAAAGCGATCGTCGCGAGCCCCAAGGCAAGCCCCAAAGACCGCGCCGCGGCTAAGTGGGCACTCGACACCCTCAACGCGCTCGCTGCAGCGCGCAAGCCCTGAAAGCACCCATGCCCTCCCCATCCCAATCTCTGACCGACGTCATCCGTGCTGCTGGCGGCATCGTGCACGGCGACGGCAACATCTTCTTCACGAGCCACGCGCAGTTTCAATCTGCTGTCGAAGCCATCTCCCGCCCCACCCCACCAGAAGCGCAGGCAGGGGCGGGGATGAAGGTGACGGACGAGCAGATCATGATTGCGCGACGCACCACGTTCAAGGGCGACCATGCGCCGCGCGCCAGCGATCTTGCGTTTGCTCGCGCCATCCTCGCCCTTGCCGCCCCCAAGGCTGTGGCGCAGGCGTGGATCAGCGTGGAGGAGCGGTTGCCGCCCGCGATCACGCACATCATCGCTCACGGGCGGCAGTACGGCGACCTGAACCGGAAACGTCCATTGGTCTACGTGACCTACACCGGCACGCGCGTTCGTGAAACGGTCGAGGACGAGGAGATCACCCACTGGCAGCCCCTCCCCTCCTCCCCATCCGAGGAGAAGAAGGCATGAGCACAGCCACCATCATCAATCTCAGCCTTGCAGCTTTTGTCGCCCTGCTAGCCTACTGGCTCGGCTGTTTCGTGGGAGCTGCAAGGCAGCGCGACAAATGGGCCGACCACATGGAGAAAGGCACCCGCTACGCCTATGCGGTGGACGATCTTGACAAGTGGTGTGGACACTCGTCGCCCCATGCTCGGCTGATCGCACGTCACCTTTACGCATATGGCGAAGGCGGGGTCGTCAACGCCGGCACGCCTCATGAGGATGAAGCCTGCACCATCAGCGGCCTGCGGGAACAACTGCGCCGCTTGGACGCCACTACCCAGGGAGCCCGCCATGGGTGAGCGGGAGATGCTGGAGAGGGCGGCGAAGGCTGCTGGACTGGATCCCACGGAAGCCATGTGGCACCCGCGGTCCGGATTTGTGTGGGTGAAGCGTGTGGATGGGATTCGCACGGAGAACCGCTGGAACCCTCTTACCGACGACGGCGACGCGCTGCGGCTGGCTGTGAAGCTGCATCTGGAGATCAGCCACAACCACCCGCTGGACAACGACGCATGGGTGATGGCCATGCCCAACGGGCAGATGGTCGGCCCCACCGAAGAAGTGGACGGCGAAGAAAACCGCGCCGCGGCCACCCGTCTCGCGATCACCCGCGCCGCAGCATCCCTGACACCCGCACCCGAGGGAGAGCAACATGGCTGACGCGCTGGACCTGCTGCCTTGCCCGATGTGCGGCTGCGCAGCGACTTTCGTGAAGCATTCCGCCGGCATGCCTGGAACTCAAGGGTTCGACAAGTGGGATGCCGTCGCATGCAAGCACTGCCGCACGACCGTGGGCGCTTGCGACCGGCGCTTCCGTTGCCGCGAGGACGCCGCAGCCGCCTGGAACCGCCGCGTCCCCTGCTTCCCCGCCCCCGCACAAGGAGAGAACCATGGCTGACCAAGACATCTACCGCGTCGGGGCCCTCGCTGCCGGCAAAGAGGCTCCCGACTCGTCCGAGATGAAGGCGTTCGCTGCATTTCTCGCCGCCAGCTTCGAGAGCGGCATGTCTGGCGACGCGATGCGCGAGGCGGTGCGCTGGTCTCTGGGCTTCACCAATGCAGGCGAAGCGGCCGAGCAGCACTACGAACCGCAACCGGACGGCACCGTCCTGGCCGTGGAGCCCGCAGCGGTGCACGGGCAGAGCGCCAGCACCGAGGCTCCTGCAGGCTGGCTGGACCTGCAAGACGACCCGCGCGTGAACGAAATCGTCTCCGGCCTCTACCGCCGATTCAAAGACTGGTCACGGCGCGGCTTCTCCGCTGAGGACGTGACGTGGTGCGAGGTCAAGGCCGACGTCATTCGGTTGATCACCGCGACCCCTCCCGCCGCTATACCGGCCCCGGTCGACTTCCCGCCGCGCATCATGGCCCTGCTGCACACCGTCGCAGACCGCAACCCTCCCGAGGGCTTCGGCGTCTACGAAGATGACAAGGGCGAGCCTATGCAGGACGATGCCGATGCGGCGATTGCGTGGATCGAAGCTCGCGCCCGGGTCGCCGCTATACCGGCCGCGCCGATGACGGATGCCGAGGTCGAGCGCCGCACGAAGTTCGCATTCGCCTCGACCAACGAGACGCCCTACACCGGGCTGTGCAAGCACTGGTACGCCAAGGGTCTGCGTGAAGGCGCCGCCCTCGCCCAGCCCGCGCCCGTGCAGCAACAGGAAGCGGCAATGTGCATCGCGCATGGCGAGGCGTTACAGCGCATCGGCAGCGCGCTGGGACTGGTCGCCGGGACGAACCTGCACACCGCGTGCGTGCCTGCGATCCTGGCGCTCAAGGAGGCCGCGCCCGTGCAGCAGGAGGCGGCAGGCGGGCATCGAGACTGGGAGCGTGTTCGATCCTTCGCCAAGAAAATTGCAGCTCTCATGGATACGAAAGAGTGCGCCCAGTCTCCTGTCTCCGGCTTGTGCCACGATGCCGGTGAAAGAGCGGCATGGATTGAGCGAATCGCTCGCGCAGCACTCCAGCCCACCCAGGGCGCGGGAGGGGCAACCGTAGAAGCTGTCGCCTGGACGGACGCACAGCGGTCCGGCTGCACCGTGGCCACCGCGGTCGAGCTGAAGGGAACGAAGTGATGGACGAACAGCTCGTTCTCGATCCCTGCTGCGGGAGCCGCATGATGTGGCTCGACAAGGCCGATCCGCGCGCGGTCTTCGGCGACCGTCGCAGCGAGACGATCACCGTCACCGACCGCACGCACCACGAAGACGGCACGCGGACTCTCACCATCGAGCCCGACACGCTGATGGACTTCCGCGCGCTGCCGTTCCCCGAAGGTCGCTTCCGCCTCGTGGCGTTCGACCCGCCGCACCTCGAGCGGGCCGGTCCGCGTAGCTGGCTCGCCGCCAAGTACGGGAAGCTCGGCAGCGACTGGCGAGACGACCTGCGGCAAGGCTTCGCCGAGTGCTTCCGCGTGCTCGCTCCCGAAGGCGTCCTCGTCTTCAAGTGGAACGAAACGCAGGTCAAGCTGCGCGAAATTCTGCCGCTGACGCCCGAGCGGCCGCTGTTCGGCCAGATCAGTGGCCGCAATGGCATGACGCACTGGCTCGTGTTCATGAAGCCCAGCGCCGCCCTCAAGAGCACGAGCCCGGACGGAGGTAGCCATGGCTGAGCAAGAGCGGCACGCTATCCGCCAGGATGGAACTCCCTGGCCATGCAAGAAATGTGAAGCGCCGACCGTCTGGTTTACCTCCGACGAAACCTATGACGGCGCCTACGACCGGTATCACTACCACTGCCGTTCGTGCGGGCTTCAATGGAGCGTGGTCGATGAAACCGACTGAGCCTCACCGCATGACCGCCCCCGCCTTCGAGGAAGTGCCGATGCCGGAGGCAGTGGCGCACGCAAGCAAAGGTCCCGTCGCGTTCTTCGTGAAATGGACCGTCTCGGGCTCGCAACTGCGCGGCCACTTCGACCTCTACACCGCCGACCAGCTCCGGGCCTACGGCGACCAGCGTGCCAATGCGGCGCTGGAGGAGGCGGCGAAGCTGCGCAAGCTGATCGCAGACCACAACGACGATTGCGTGCGCATGTGCGACTCGCGCTTCGCAAACGGCACCACCCAATGCCCAATGCGGGCCTACAACCGACAGTGCACCGACTGCCCGAAAGAGGGGATGGTCGAGGTGCCGGCGAACATGAAGGGAGCCGGCGCATGAAGCTCACGAAGGCCCAACGGGCAACCCTGCGCGAGAAGTTCGCCGGCCGCTGCGCGTACTGCGGCGTGAACCTGGGCGAGCGCTGGCATGCAGATCACTTCGAACACGTCGAGCGAAAAATGAAGTGGGCTGATGCCCCGAACGGCGTGCGCCGGCTGGTCTGCACCGGCGAAGTCCACCGGCCCGAGCGCGACACCATCGGCAACCTGATGCCGGCCTGCGCGCCGTGCAACATCGACAAGCACGCGATGACGCTCGAGGACTGGCGCCGCAAGCTGCAGAACGCGGCCGAGGTGCTGCGCCGGAACCAGCCCACATACCGCCACGCTCTGCGCTTCGGCCTCGTGCAGGAGACGGGCGCGACGATCGTTTTCCACTTCGAGCGCCTGGCGCAGCAGGAGGCCGCGCAGTGAACTCAATCCTCCTCGAGGTCGAACTCCATCTGCGTCTGCGCGATCACGCGCGCAACGTCGGCGCGGTGCTGGTCCCGGCTGCGCAGCGCCGGCACCGTCCAGTTCGGAGCGCCAGGCCCGCCATCCACCCACCGCACGCCGCCCAGGTGCACGTCCGTTTCCAAGCCAGCGAGCCCCGGCAATGCCTCGATGCGCTCGATCAGGATCTGGCGCAGCTGGCGGGCGGTACGGGTGGGTTTTGCCATTTTTCGAGTATTGCACCAAGGAAGGGAGGCGCGTAGATGGCGCCAGAACTCGCAGAAGAGCTGTTGCGGCCCAGCGAAATCAAGGCCTTGACCGGCTCGGCCAATCCGGACGAGCAGGACCGCGTGCTGACCCGCGAGGGCATCCCCCATAGGCGCCTCGGCCGGCGTATCCTCGTCTCCCGCTTCCACACCCGCGAATGGCTCGCCGGCCGGCCGGTGGCGCCATCGCGCGGGGTCAATCTCGCGCTCGTGACATGACCGGAAAGCATCCGCGGCTTCGATCCCACTCCCGCAAGCGCAAGAGCGGGCAGGTCGTCACGTACTACTTCTACGACATGCGGCCCGAGGGGAAGCCTGACGTATCGCTCGGCACGGACTTCGCCGAGGCCATCAAGCGCTGGGACGAGATCCACAACAAGGCGCCGCGCATCGTGGGCACGCTCGAGGAAGCGTTCGCGGCCTGGGAGATCGACGAGAAGGAGGGTCTCCAAAGCTACAAGAACACCGAGACGAAGAAGAGCTATGCCAAGCACCTGCGGAAGATTCGGCCACCGTTTGGGCCGGCCACCTGGGATTCGGTCGACTTGCCGACGATCAAGGGCTACTTGCGGGCCCGGTCCGCGAAGACGCAAGCCAACCGGGAAATGGCCCTTTTGTCGGTTATCTGGAACTGGGCGCGGGGCGAGGGCTACACCAGACTGCCGTGGCCGGCCGCCGGCATGGAGAAGTCGAAGTGGAAGAACCCCGAGAAGCCGCGCAAGGTGAAGGTGTTGGATGAAATCTGGGATGCGATTCGCTACGAAGGCGAGCAGGCGCTACAGGATTGCATGGACCTGGCGAGCAGCACGGGCATGCGCCTGACCGACTGCATCACGGTCCTGAAGCCACGAACCGACATCCTGCATCTGGAAGCCAGCAAGACCGGCAAGGAGGCCGAGTGGGACCTGAGCCTGTCCCAGGTGCTCCCGGGTCTCCTGGCGCGGCGCAGGGCCCTCGACGCCGACCATCTGATGCTGTTGTCCCTGCCGAGCGGAAAGCCGCTGACGCTGGGGAAGCTGCGGACGCGCTGGGACACCGCCCGGGCCCGGGCCGCGGTCAAGGCCGGCATCCACGGCGACGAGGATGCGGTGCGCGCGATCCGCGCCATGTACCTGCGCGATGCGCGCAAGCGGGCCGCCCAGAAATCGGGCAGCTTGGAGGAGGCATCCGCCCTGCTGCAGCACTCGAGCACCAGGTTGACGGAGCGCCACTACGGGGGCGTGCGGAAGCTCAAGCCGGTGGGATGATGGGGAGCATGACGACGCCGAAATCTTGCGCTTGGACCGACTTCGCCGGCAATCCACTCAAGGTCGGCGACCTCATCCGACATCCCGAAGATGGGGCAACCGCGGTCATCGCCTTCGACGACTCGCGGGAGGGAGTGAACGCCTGGCGTGCCATCTACGAGGACGGCGCCTCTCTCTGGCTGGGGAACCAGATCGGGGAAAAGGGCCGCGCGCAGCTCGCAAATCGCTGAGCAAGAACCCGTTCCGCAAAGGTCGAGCCCCAGAGGGAGAGATGGCCGGCGAAATGCGGAACGTTTCGGGCCGCAAACCCGCATGGATGCTGGAAATGCCATGGGACTCAAAATCCCCCGCCGCAAGGCGTGCCGGTTCGATTCCGGCCCCGGGCACCACACACGGCAGCGACATCTCCCGGCTTGCGCCTTCGCAGCCGAACCACCGCGCACTCGCGGTGCGTTTCTATAATCCGGCCCCAATCCGTCCGCCTCGCGCTTCAGATCCAGCCGCCGCCACATCTCGATTCGAGAAGGATTCCTGCAATTTCCCTGGCTGGAATCGATGTGCCCGCGCGCTATTACAGAGAACTGCTGAACTTCTGCCTCCGCACGGTCAACGACCGCGAGGTGGCCGCCGATGCACTGCAGGAAAGCTATGCCCGCGTGTTGGCGCTCCAGCATCCCGTCGAACAGCCCCGCGCCTTCCTGCGCAAGGTGGCGCAGAACGTCCTGCGCGACCACTGGCGCGCGGAGAAGGTGCGCAACGCGGTGTTCTCCGAACGTGCCGACCCCGCCCCGCTTCGCCCGGACGACGACGCCGGGCCCGCGGACGAGCCGGCCGCGCCCTCCTCCTGGCAGCCCGAGGAACGCGCCGAGGCGCGCCAGCGCCTGGCGCTGCTGCAGCGGGCCATCGACGGCCTGCCCGAGAAGC